ACGTCGCAGTGTAAGACGCCGTAGCACAAGACGCAGTGCACCCAAACGTCGCAGTGTAAGACGCCGTAGCACAAGACGCAGTGCACCCAAACGTCGCAGTGTAAGACGTAGAAGTTCGAGACGTGCTCTTACTCCCGTAGAAAAATTCTTAGATATTACAGAATTGGATGTTGATGTTAAGAAGAAAAGTAAGAAGAAAAGTAAGAAGAATAGAAAGAAAAGTAAGAAAATCAAGAAGAATAAGAAGAATAGTAAGAAGAAAAGTAAGAAAGGTAAGAAGAAGAATTGAGATTACTAAATGATAAAACCGATCAAAATGATTAAGAGTGATAATCCAAATGTTATAGAAATAATATAAATAACCTCATCATAATGATTTTCCATTGCCTTTGTTTTTGTTTTTGTTTTTGGAAGGAAACACTCACAATTATCTGGAATTAGTGGGTTGTCTACAATTGTTCCGTGATTAGAATCTGTATCACAATATTCTAGAATATTATAAGAAGATATGTATCCTATTTCGGAACATATTTCGTCCCTACTTCCTATTTTACACTGTAGATTTGGGCACCATGTACATAAATAATTTTCACTAATTTGTTTATCTATGCCTTTTGTGCACGTGTGTTCCCAATTATATCTATATTGGCATGCAGCCGTTTCTTGACCGGGACCAAACACACGACCCCAATTAATAGAACCCAGTGATTCTAATTCTGTTTCGCATTCTCTTATAAAATCAAACATTATTGGCCAATCACTAGCTTCTGTATCGGCACACATACCGTCGTTCCTTAATAATTCTTCTCTCTTATTTTTATCTGCATGTAAAAATGTTTGTGTGTTGTAATCTAAACCATATACACCACCCGATTTATCAAATATACACTTATTCCATAATTCCTCAGAATTAACAGATTCACATTCATTATAATTATTACACCTATTCCCGGGATTATATTCCCACCAATCTATTTTAGTAATAGGTGTAATATTTAAATTTAAGTTTATTAAATATTTCTCCCTAGCTGAAGGAATTTCATAGTCTTTTTTTGATTGTGTTCCTTTACACCATGTTATATATCCATCACCCAACGTATTTGTATTTCCATCTGTACTAGAAAAATTAGTTTTAGCACACATAAATAATAAATCGTCTGTAACTTTTTCTTCGTTGGAACAAGGTGGATCCAATATATTTTCGAAATTATTTGTGCATTCGAACGGTGATCGTGTTTCAATGGATCCACATTCACTTGGATTATCTACAAACTGACATCTTGGTAAATTTATGCATACTTTTTCTCCTGTTTTGGTATCATGTACACAGTTAATGCGTGAAAGCGGATGTACGGAAGTTTCTTTCTTTGAGTCCCATGAACTTCTGGCTGTATTAACATAATAACGACCTTTATCGCTTTCATCCAATCCTCTGTGTTCTATGCAGTCCGAATTATTATTATCACAATCTTTTCTTAGAAATAGAATTGAAGTTGGTGCTGAATATTTATTATTAAAATTTACAAATGGTGGTATTGATAGATTTTTTTTACTAACCGTACATAATTTTTTACGAGAATCCCAATCACAAAAATATTCCATAGCTTTACACATATTTTCATTATCACCTATTTTCATTTCGCATTGTGTCTTAACAAGTTTATTACCACCATTTAACCAACACACAGAATCTGTTTCAACCTGTTTATCTATAAATCTATCAAATTCCATACAACTTGATTTATATTCCCCACAATTAAATTTATCTTCAGAACCTATAGTACACCCAATATATAAACCATCACCATTTTTAGCAAACCCAGAAGAAGTGTTACAACTTAAATCAGATGGAGCTACACTGGGATCGCAACAAGACTGTATACCATTACAGGCATTAGGATTACTTCCAAAACAAGACCCACGAACCCTACTATCGTAAGAATATAAACCAGGGTTACAGTAATCTATACTACTGGGATCTGCCGTTAATTGATAGTCACACATGGCTCCACCACCACCACCACAATTAAATTCTGTATCACAGTTATTATCTTCATAACATGGTATTATTGGAAGATCCGTTTCCATTCTAAATAATAACAATATTTTATTTCTTGTTTTTATTATATGATAAACGTACGGAATTATGATATAAATGTTACTTAAGAATTAAACTGATTAATTACTATAAAAATGCATTTTCTAATGATCCATGCGGGTGTTTTGAAATCTATTTTGGAAACAATTGTTATAGATAAACCAGAAAATTTTGTGTTTCATGTGTTGTGTTCGGACACACAAAACGAAGAACAATCTTTAATTTTTCAAGCAAATTATAATAATTATTTTTATACGAGTTTTATTATAGATGTTTCAAAATTAATGTTCTTTGATTTTATGGAATTTCAACCAATTGTTATGAATTATGAACAGTGTGTAAAATTAGTACAACTTTGTAATATGTTTGAACCCAATGTTTCGGTGGGATTTGATTTAAAAGAATCTGAAGGGTGTATTGAAGTAGTAGTTTCACATTCAAACATAAAGGTTATATTTATAGTAGATACAACCATAGATCATGACCCTATAATTCCTCCAGATCATAGTTTAATAGTACCCTATATTAATTTAAATTCACAAACACTATTAAATGTTGTAAAACTTTCAACTAGTCCAAAATTTTATACACCCATAAAGGTCGACTCAAAAAAATCAAGAATTATTGTAGGAGATCTTATACAAAGTATCATACAATTAAAGGGTATGGACAACACATCAAATTCAGAAATAGATATAAACCCAGACAGTGTAATATTATTTTTACATAATCTAATACATAATTTAAAAATAAAACAAATAGAAATAAAAGTAGACTCTTCCATTGCATTCACAATACATTCTCAAATTGAACTAGGAGAAATATATTATTATAGCACCCATGAAATTACCAACTGAAATAATAAAAACTATTTTAAATTATTTAACAAAGTGTGATAAATGTAAAATATTAACAGTTTCAGAAAACAAATGCTACGAATGCGAATCAATTTTTTGTAGTAAATGTGTATTGCAAACATGTGACTATTGTGAAGAAACATGTTGTAACGATTGTAGGAAATATTATTCTATTCTATCTGAAACTTACTGTGAAGATTGCAACATTCACGAATTATGTAGTAATAATTGTGGTGTTTTGATAAATACAGAAAATTGTGAAAAATGTGATGAATGTTCCTACAAAACATGTTATAAGTGTTCTTGGACAATAACAGAATATCAAGAATATAATGCCAATCTGTGCCCAGGTTGTTTATAACTTTAAAGATGTGAATGAATATATTATTATAATAATTGGCTGTATGAATTCTGAATTTTTTAATAAATATAAATTGATAGATGAATGTAAAAAACATAATTTATCAATTAATTTTGACGAATGTAGTTTTTTACATGTTAATAAAAAACTCATCAGTGTTAGAGAATATGTATGTGTAAATATGGTGTCCGATTGTAATAAATCTGATGATACATTTATGCACAATGATAAAAAATATAACTACATGAGTAGTGGAGTATGTAAATTTAAGTCTTTTGATGGTACTGAAATGTTATTTTTTAATAGAATATCTTCTAGTATAGATTTACATGGAGTTTTTGCTAAAGATGGAATTGTAATCTCTAATAATAGAGAATCTTTGGATATATTTATAGATAAAATAGAGGATTTTAGCGTTTGTAATAATAATTTTACAACCATATATACATTGTCTATGTTTGGTAAAAGTTGGGATAAGACAGACAATATTGTCAAACGTCCATTAGATAGTATTTATATGTCTGACGGTAAAAAGGAATTTATAAAAAATGATATGCAAGAATATATGTCGAATGAAACTAAAGAATTTTATCAAAAACATGGAATTACGCATAAAAGAATTTATTTATTCCATGGTTCTCCTGGAATTGGTAAGACAAGTATAATTAGGACATTGGCGGGTATCTTTGATAAAGATGTTTACATATTTAATATGACAGCCGACATGACAGATAGTGTTTTGATAAATTTATTTACCAATGTTAAAAATAATAATTTTATAGTAATCGAAGACATTGATACAATTGTTGAAAATAAACAAATTTCACTAAGTTCATTGTTAAATGCATTGGATGGTATTTCATCATCTGACATGACTATATTTATTACAACAAATCATTTAGATAAACTCCCAGAGTCTTTAACTAGGTCTGGTAGAGTTGACGTATGCATTAAATTTGATAACCTAAATAGATGTATATTTAAAAGTATGTCTAAGAGTTTTTATCCAGAAATTACAGACACACAGTGTAACGAAACATATAATAATATTAGAAAGTGTGAAATGAATAATAAAATACTTAATATTTGCGACATTCAAAACTTTTATATTAAATCACGGAAATCAACACTAGATGATATGATAATTAATTCAAATAAGATATTTGATATTATAGAAACAAGGATTTCGGTAGCAAATAATTCACTGTATTCTTAACCCAACGAAAAATTAAAATAAATAATATAATAGTTTATTTTTACAAATTAAAATGTTATAATATATTAACAATGGCTCAGACAGACCTTAAAAGTGATGCGTGGTGTGGGTATAATTCTAGTGCAAGTCCATTTTTCTGGGTTATGGAACCTGGACAATATAATAACACTTATGTGTTTGGTGAAGTAGGGGTAAGCGCTGCCGGAGGTAGTCCAGGAAGTTATGTTCGTCCAGAAACAATTGACGTTAGTTCATTTCTTTCAGGGAGAGATGATATGCTTAGTAAATGTCAACCACCCGTTCCAGATCTAGATGAACTAAAAGTAAAACAGTACAAAAAACAAGATACTGATAAAACTATTAACCTTCTTTCCAAATATACTAGAGAAAAGAAAAGTGCAGTAGATTTAAGTTCCGTCGATTACAATAGATGGACGCCACAGGACATAGAACCACAGGATCTTAGATTTATTATTGAAGACATGTGGGCACAAAGAGGCGGACTTGATACTCAAAATTATTCAAAACTTGCTTGGGTTGGTGGGAGTTATCAATACAAAGAAGGTGCTTGCAATACTACTCTTGATCCAAGCAGAGCGTGTGGTGAATTCTGTGAAACTGTAAGTGGTTATGATAAGGTAGCAAAGGGTTTTGACAAACCGACAAACGAACCCAATTATCCCTTTGTAGGACCATATTCACAAGATGTTGTTGCCGTTGGTGCAGATACCTGTGGACCAAATCACTTTTATGGAGATAAATACACAGATGGTAAATGCCCGGTTCCACAAAGTACTATGTTGGAGGGTGTTGCACTTAGCACTTTAAAATTCCCGCTTAAAATTTAATTAAATTATTTAATTATTTAAAATAAAATTAAAATATTTAATATTATTAATGTTGTACAGTTTTGGTAAAGGATCGTTGTTTAAAAAATTTTCAAAGAAAGACAGAAAATCGATGAAAGGCATAAAATCGTCAATGGAAGGCAGTAGTAAATCGATGAAAGGCAATAGTAAATCGACGAAAGGCATAAAATCGACGAAAGGTAGAAAATCGACGAAAGGTAATAAGTCAATGAAGTTCGGACGGCGTCATCGGTCTCGTTTTGGCATGAAACACAGAAAATCAACAAAAGGCAGAAAGTCGTCTATGAAACCAATGAAGGCTAGAAAATCAACAAAACCAATGAAACCAACAAAAGGCAGAAAGTCGTCTATGAAGGCTATGGAACCAATGAAACCAACAAAAGGCAGAAAGTCGTCTATGAAGGCTATGAAACCAATGAAACCAACAAAATTTGGACGCCGGCGTTTTGGTATGGATGATGGTATGTATGATGGTGATGAATATGGTGATGAAAATAAATATGGTTATGATGGTGATGGTATGAGTTTTGGGCGGCGTAGATTTGGGTCGTTTGGTGGTGGTAGAGCCAATAGCCTTTTGAATATGCAGGGGCCATACGGGTCTAGTTTTGGACGTCGGCACAATAGATTTGGACGTCGGCACAGTAGATTTGGATCGTTTGGTGGTGGTAGAGCCAATAGCCTTTTGAATATGGAGGGACCATACGTGTCTATGTAAATTATTTTTTAATCAAAAATATTTAAACCTTAACATATTACCTAACAAATGTGTAAAATTATTTAAAGACTTGTGTCTATTAAATAATATAAGCATTTGACTTCGTAAAGAATATGAAATGTGATGCTTCCACATGTGATACTTCAAAGTGTGATAGTATCAAGTGTGATAGTATAGATTTTACAGAAACTGAGGATTGTATATTTTGTAACAAGTGTTATTTGGTGCAGATAGTTAAACAAGATGAAGCTAATGATGATATTGATGCGATCTGGGATGATTATAAAAATATGAAATATATTGACTCCGACTCGGATTTTGATGATGAAGATGGAAAATATTGCTGTAATGATGATTGTTGTGAACCATCTACAAGTTTTGTAGAAACTACTAGTTCTGTGCTATGTGGTGAATGTGGGACTATTCAATCTAATATATTATCAGAAGAACAACCAAATAATTATACGGATGGGCAGGGAAGAAGGGAGAATAAGGGACAACATGGTATGCCAAATAATTCTATTAATCCCTACACAGACTCACTTTCAACATTTATCCCAAAAGGATTTAAAATGACAACAAAGACTAATGTTTGCGAAGAATGTGGAAAATATGTAAAGTGTAAAAGTGACAAGACATGTCAATATTAATTCAGTCAAATTGGTTTCTAAAACAATATCATACGATTTATCAAATATACATATGAGATTTAGTTATAATCATAAAGAAAAATCATTCGATTCAGTCAAAAATATTATGGAAAATATGTCCGTAAATTACACAAAACCATTGACCGATACAGCACTAGTATTATGGGCAGAAATTATGAAAGCTAAAAAATTAACAAGAGCTGGTGTTAGAAAAGGGCTAATTGCATGCTGTATGTATTATTCGTGTTTACAACATGGTTGTCCCAGAACACCCATAGAAATATGCAAAGACTTTTGTATGGATGACACAAAACAGTTTAATAAAGGAGACAAAGAATTTAGAGAAACTTTTGAAAATTCATCCAAATGGTCTCACTTGCTAAAAAAGACTTCCGACTCTGAAGAATTTTTTATTCGTTTTTGTAATATTTTAGATCTAGAATATTCATTAAAAAATAAATGTAACAGGTTATACAATGATTATAATCTAGGTGACATGGAAGTAGTTCCTAAATCAGCAGCAGCTGGAATTATATTTTACATATGTAGTTTAGAAGGCATTAAAATATCAAAAACAGTGATAACTTCTAAACTAGGTGTGTGTAATCCAACGCTAACAAAAACAGTCAAACTCATAGAAAAGATCATTAAGAAAAAGGCGAAGAAAGATAAAAAATAAATTAAAACAATTAATAGAATCCTTAGGGATTTATTTAATTACTTTAATTAATTATATTTATGTTAAGTAGTAATGGATCCAATTAAAGCTGTGAATCCACGTGAAGCTGAGAATTTAAGGCATTTGTGTTTGGTAAGAGCCACATTTTTATATATGAAATATGTTGATAAGTTTTTATTATATAAAACATTTATATGGGACTTAGGTCCCACAGAGTCAGAAATAGATAATATAATTAGTAATTCTCAATGTGGAAATGACAAAACCGACAAAGTTAATGTTAAAATTATAATAACAAAATTACGAGATAACCCAGAAGAGCTTATTATAGCCGATTACCCCAAATTACTACCAGGCAATAAAGATTTTAATTACATTAATTATTTTTTATTTTTAACAATAGGATTTGATTATGATTCTAATTTTAACGGACAAAAAGATTATTTTATAGAGAGTGTTGTAGGATTAAGTTTGGTATCTGGCAAGTCAAGTTTAGGATTAGATATTGATAAGACTTTAGGTCCTTGTATATTAATTGGTGCTTACAAAGATACAATAGATAGGATAATTAAATATATGAATAATAATAAAGTTGCTATATGTAATCTTATAAATAATAAAACAAAAGAAGAAAAATACTTAAATATAAATAATAAAAAAGAAGAAAAAAAATACTCAAGTATAAAGGAATACTTGGTTGAAGAATTAGGATATGATGACGAGATAATAGCCGATAAATATAAAAACATTATCCTAAATAACAACTTTACGCCAGAAATGAAAGCTTTATTTAGAAGTTTAGGTGGAGATATGAAATTAAAAGTCGCTAATTTTATAGATGAAAATTTTATAAAAGGGTGCGAAAAAAAAAATAATTTCGG